GCGGAGTAGAGCAGTTGGAAGCTCGTCGGGCTCATAACCCGGAGGTCGTAGGTTCGAGTCCTGCCTCCGCAACCATGCCTATGTACGCCCACGCAAACGGTGAAAGTGCCGTCTGCGTGGGCGTAGATTTTTGTGACGTGCTGCCGGATAATGACGGGCAGGTTTTGATCGTTCCACGCATCTACGCTGGCGTGGAACATTGCCTCTATGGCGGCCGGGTCTACCTCTGCGTGGGTGGCGGAGCGCCGGGCGATAATATCTTCAAGTTCGGACTTTCTGGCCCGCAGGCGGTCAAGCTCTGCTTCCAGTTCCGGGATCACGATACCAGACAGGACGGCTTTCACGCCGTTATTGATCTGGGTCGTCACCTGGGCCAGCTCTGCCCGCTCTGCGGTCAGGTCAGGGGCGGCCCCGTTGATCTGATCGGCTATATACTGCGCCGTGGCGGAAAAGTCCACAGTCGCCAGGTAGCGCTTCAAGTGCTGCACGACGAAAGTTTCTATTTCATCGGCGTTAATGTTCTTCGCCTTGCAGGTGTGCGTCCTGTACTTGTTGCCGCAGCAGTAGTACCGGGTGACATAGCCCTTTTTATTCGTGGAGGCGTGGCCGACGTAGGCGCTGCCGCATTCTTCACATTCGATCAGACCCGTCAGCAGGTAAGCGTGGCGGGCTTTATTTTTTGCGTTGTGCTTGTTGTCTTTCATACGTGCCTGCACTTTCTCCCATGTGTCCGCGTCGATGATGGCCGGGATCGCACCCTCTATCCGGGTAACGTCGGGATTCAGCCCGCCGCCTGCCCATTTCCGCAGTAGCTTATATTTCCGTTTGTTCCAGGTATAGACCCCGATATACCGTTCATTTTGCAGAATGCCGTTCAGACTGTTCTTTCCGATCGGGCGGCCGCGTTTACTACGGACGTCGCCCAGGTGATCCACAATGTAGTCGTAGCTTTTGCCCTGGGCGTACCAGGTGAAAATTGACCGCACCACGGCGGCCTCTGCCGGGTTGACGACGTAGGAGCCGTTCACAATGTCATAGCCCAGGGGCGGGACGCCGCCCAGGAAGGCGCCGGTCTGGGCCTTGACGGCCACGCCGTCGATGGACTTTTGACGGGTGCCCAGGACTTCGGCCTGACCCATGCCCACGGTCAGCAGTTCCAGGAGGAAGTCCTGGCCGTTGGTCAGGTCGCCTAGCTTTTGCCCCGTGGCGGAAATCACGGAAACGCCCAGGTACATCATAGCTTTTCGGAAGCTGAACCAGTCGCCCACGTCACGGCTGCCGCGGGTGACGTCGTAGATCACGACGGCGTCGAACTTCCCGGCCTGGGCGTCCCTGACCATGCGCTGGAAGCCGCGCCGGTCTGTGTTGGTGCCGCTGCACCCTTCATCCTGGTAAGAGGCCACGATCTGAATGTCGTGGGCGTCGCAGTATTTCCGTATTTCCCGGAACTGATATGCAATGCTGTTTTCGTCCTGCCGGTCGGTGCTGTACCGGCCATATTCTGCTGCTTTCAAAAATAGCACTTTCCTTTCTTTTATAGGTGTGCTACAATAAAAGGGCGCAAAACCCCTATATTGTAGCGGGTGGTTTTCTTCTGCTGTGGTAGGTGTGAATGGAAGCCGCGCGTCTGCCGCTCTGGTGCTGGTAACACCGGGGCGGCTTTTTTTATTTTCCGGGCCGTTCCGTGTGGTAAGCACGGGGCGGCTTTTATTCGTTGATGGGGGCGATCAGGTCAAAGAACGCCGATTCTGAAAGGATTTGTAAATCCTGCCCTTTAAGGATCAGGCTTTCCGCTTTCTTCTGTTTGGCGCTCTTGCCGTCCTTGATGGCCTTGCAATAGTCATTGTTTCCGAGAATCAGGAAATTCGTTTTCGCCGTGACAGAATCGCCGCAAATGCCGCCCATGTTCACAACGGCCTGCATGGCCTCTTTCCGGGGAATGCCAAGGGCGCCGGTAAAGACGCAGACCTTCCCGAAAAGCGGGCTGTCTGGCTGTTCCATGCCGCCCTCTGCGGTAATGTCGGCGGCCTTAACGCTGTAAGAGCGGGAAGCAATCCGCGCGGCAGCGCCCAGGTCGTAGCCGGTGGCGCGGAGCGCCTGCATGACGGCGTGGGTGGTCTGACAGTCTACCAGGGCACGGTGGGCACCAGTCTGATCGACACCCAGAGCGGCGGCCACGTCGGCCAAACGGTGGTGCTGCAATTTAGGCAACACGTGGCGGGCGATCCGCATGGTGTCCACAATGTCGTTTGATACCGTGCGGCCGCAGTAGTTGTTGGCTGCGTCATAAATGAAATTGACGTCAAAGTGGACGTTGTGGCCCACGATCACGTCGGAGCCGACGAAGTCCAGGAAGCCGGGCAGCACGTCACCGATTGCCGGGGCGTCGGCCACGTCGTCGTTTGTGATCCCGGTTAGCTGGGTGATGAACTCACTGATTTCATTTTCCGGCTTGACGAAGCTGCTGAAGCTGTCCTGGACTTCCCCGCCGCGGACGCGCAGGCCGGAAAGCTCTATGATCTCATTCCATTGCGGATCAAGGCCAGTTGTTTCAATGTCAATCACGGTATAGTCCTGGGGGAAGGTCAACAGACTGCGGCCTTTTCCGGGACGGGTGGCGGCGCATTCACTCATATGGATAACCCCTTTTTCTTGCCCGCATACGCCGGGCTTATTTTTTAGGATAATAGAGCTACCACCAAAGAAAGGAGGTGGCACGATGAAAAGCGCATACAAGGCAGCGATCGCGCGGATGTTGCGGCACATTGACGACGAGAAGGCCCTGGCCCTGATCTATCGTTATATCCTCTACGTTTACACCCGCAAGAAGTAACCGCTGCGCCTGGGGGCTGATCCTGTTTCGGGGTCAGTCCTCTTTTTTGTTGTTACCTGGGCCGTCTGCCCAGGGCGTCCAACCGGCCAGGAGCTTGTCCAGGAGCCGGTCTACCTGCTGCCAATCTTCGGTTGTCCAGTCGCTAAGACCCTTGAACAGATTTTTCACGTGTTCGTTCTCCCCAGCCATGACCCGGTCGATCATAACGTGGACGGCCGCTTCTTCGCCGTTCTCGAACATTGACCCGGCGCCGGTCGTCAGCCACAAATAGCTGGCCCCGAACTCCCGAACCATAGACCGCAGCGTTTGTTCGGTCGTGCCGGTAGCCCCGCTTTCAATTCGGCTAATGCCGGACTTCGCAAGGCCGATACGTTTCCCGAATTCTTCCTGCGTCAAACCGAGGGCAGCCCGCAATTCTTTGACCCGTTCGTTCATTGAGATCACCTCCTTGCCGATAGGATAGCACACAAAGTTCTGAAATGCAACAATTATTTTTCACAAGGGCTTGACTTTGTTCTGATTTGCAATTATAATGCACCTTGTAAGTTCTGATACGCAACTCAAAGCAACAAGCAAGAAAGCGGAAACCCCGCAAGGAGGACAACAGCATGACAAACTTTGCAAAAAGAGAGATCGACCTGATCGCAGAGTTCCAGGAAGAAATGAACGCCTTCGGCCTGGAAGTAAAGGGCACCAGCGGCGGCCGATACAGCGGCGACATGAAAACTTTCCACATGGTAATTCACACGAAGCCCGTTCCCGCCAAGGGCCAGAAAAAACTGATGAACGAATTGGAGGAGCTGGGCTATACCGTCATTTACCACAGAACCCCCGGCGCGTCTTACATGAGTTTCACAGTCGAGAAGCGCGTGGCAATGGAACGCCGCCCGGACGACGGCGACGAATACGTGGAGCCACAGCAGGAGCCGGAGGAAATCAACGAGATTTTCCGCAAAGATGAATTTGCCGTCCAGGTCGTTGCACGGGGCGCTTTCCTGGACAATGACCCAGGCTACGGCGGCAAGGTCTACCAGGTGGAGACGGCAACCATTCGCCTTAACCATATCGCGCTGGGCGAATGGCAGGACAGCCGGATAAACCGTGAGCCGGACGACTTTGACACCGATGAAGAATGGGGGAAATACCTGGACGGGCAGTTGAAGATTATCCGCGACATGAACAGGAAGATCGCGGTGGCGGCTGGGTTCTCACCGCTTCCTGACAAGGCAGACGTACACGTGACGCAGGTGATCAGCGAGGTTTTCGCTGTGGCCTATATCCATGAAAAGGAGGCGTAACCATGGAAAAGCAAAAAGGCGAATGGGCAAACGCCCAGGCGCTGCGGCTGAAAATGATCGAGGACGCACGGGAAGCCGCCTACCGGATGAATGAACACTATTGCAGAGGCGACGCAAACAGAAACCACGTGAACTGCGGCGTACTGATCCAGGCGTTGAGCGTTCTGCGCCTGCTGGGGTACGAGGCCACGGATGCCGTGTGGGAAAACGGCGGCCTGTTGGTCTGCGAGAGTGTCACGGTAGACGGTGAACGGATTTACACCAGATAGGAGGAAACAACCATGGAAAACCAGGAAACACAGCAAAAGCTGATCCGCCTGTCTGATCGGGCGGTAGGCATTGCAACCGAATTAAAGAAAAAGTGCCCGGAGAACGACTGCCGCCTATACCTGAATATCTACGGTATGCGCCGGGACGTGCTGCAAGCTCTGACCGCCGTCCACGGCGGCTGGAGCCGGGCGGTGCTGGTAGCGGAGGCAAACAGGCTGGCCCGCCAGCTGGAACACATGGCCCGCACGAACTACGCCGTCCGCAACTTCGCCGCAGAGCAGAGCCGCCTGGAACGCCAGGAGGGCGAGGCACAGCAGAAGGCATTGGAGAGCGCGACGTGATCTTTGAGCTTGTGTGTCCTGTGCAGCAGGGCGGCTGGTTTGACCCCGCCCGCTGCTACAGCTGCCGCAACTACACCATGACGATCAGCGGCAGCAAAACCGCCCAGAGCTGCCGGAAAAACGGAGGGAAGCGCCGAAAGGCTTTTGAATCCGTGTGTCTGGACTACCGCCTGGGCCTGCCGGACACGGTGGAGATCGTGGAGGAGTGAAGCATGGAACCAATGACCGAGGAAGCCGCCGCGGCGATCCTGGAAGAAGCCAAGCGCCGGAAAATCGCCTACTGCGAGGAAAACGGCCTACCCGCCCCGGCGTTCGATAAGGTGGAGGATTTTCTGATAAGAACCCCGCGGGAGAGGTCAACGTGGGTGCGGGTGTGGCGGCACAATCTATGCGGCGCGGTGTGGGAGGACACGACCTGCACCGGGCAGCCGCCGAAGATATGCCCGGCCTGCCTGGCGAGGGTGGACAAAATAATTAAGTAAAGGAGTAACAGACATGAAGAACGAAAACGAACAGATTAGGCAGCAGGTGGCGGAAAAGTTTATGAAGCTGACCAAGGAACAAAAGGAGTTCGCGGTGGGCTACATGACCGGCAAGCGTGACGAAAAGCAGGCCGGGAACTGACCGCAGCGGCCAGGGCCGACGCCCTGGCCCCCGTCCGGGGCTGATACCGCCCCGCCGATGATGGCCCACGGAGGGCCGAAACGGGATCATAAGCGGAAACCCCGCAAGGAGGACAAACCATGGCGATCTACAAAATTCAAGGTGAGAACCCGGAGGTTTTCAACGGTGAGCATTTCAGCCGCCACGTTCGGGCGGAGTACGCCTGCGACTACACGGCCGCAGAGATCAAGGCACTGCTGCCGGATATGGTTCACCGTTTCAAGGTGATGGACGACGACGGCGTGACCTATTTCTGGGGCGTCTGTTCTGATTCCAGCAGTTTCGCGCCGCTGGATCAGGAGGGCGCAGAGTACGGCGCCACGTCGATCGCATACAAGAACCACAAAACGGGAGAGTACGAGGAGCTATGAGGCGGTGCAGCGCGGAAGCCTGGGCACGGTGCCCACACCATCAAGGCTGCGAACCGGGCGCGGAGTATGCGGACGGCTGCCCCTGCGATACATACAACCAGGAGATTGAGGCGGAGCTGTCCGGCGACCCGATGGCCCAATATCTGGTGCAGACGATACGGTGGCGCAGTATCAAAGACCCGCCGAAGGACTACCAGCACGTGATCGGCTGGCCGGAGGAGGAAACCTACCCGTTCCCGCAGGCGCGGGAATGCTACACGACCGGGCGGGCACCCTGGGCCTATTTTCCGGGGATCGGCGCACAATACAGAATTTCCCATTGGGCGGAAATGCCCGCGGGGCCTACACCGAAAGGAGCCAAGAAGAAATGAACGATTTGCAGACCGCTACCAAGGTAGCGCAGCGGGCCGTCAATGGCGGCGTGATCCGGCCGTCGAAGGTGCTGACGCTGCTGATCGACCTTGACAAGGCCGTGGAGCATTTAGACCTTGACCTGGATCGGCTGCTGAATGCTGACCCGTGGGATTTTGTCCACGACATTAACGGCATACAAGCCCACATAGACCGCAGCGTGGAGGCGTTCGTGGGTGACTGGCTGCCCAGGTGCAGCAATAGAAACGGAAAGGAGGCCGGAAGCAATGGCGATGAAGAACACCCTGCAAGACTTGAATAATTACCTTTTTGAAACGCTGGAACGCCTGACGGACGACGACGCCACGGAGGAGCAAATGCAGCGGGAGATCACCAGGGCCGAAGCCGTGACCCGTGTGGCGGAAACGGTGATTCACAACGGTGAACTTGCCCTGCGGACTATGCAGCACTTGAACGAGTACCGCAGCGACGGGAAGATGGCCCCGGTGCCGAAGATGTTGGAGGTCGGCAAAGAACAATGATCTGGAAATACCCGGAGCCGGTGGTGGAGTTCATCCGCGAAAATGTGGCGGGCCACACGTCCGCAGAGCTGGCCGACATGGTAAACCGGCAATTCGGGACGGACTTCACCCCGGCGAAGATAAAGGCGTTCAAGGGCAACCACCACCTAAAAAGCGGTACGACCCCAGGCATCCCCGCGGGGCTGCCGACCGAGCTTTACCCCCTGGAAGTCAAGGACTATATACTGACGCACTACAAGGGCACCAGATACGCGGACATGGCGGAGCAGCTGCGGCAGGCGTTCGGGCGGGAGTATACTGCGAAGCAGATGGAGGCTTTCTACAAGAACCACAAGCTGAACAGTGGATTGACGGGCCAATTTGAGCCAGGAAACGTGCCCCACAACAAAGGGCAGCACTTCACGGCGCCGGGCAGCGAAAAAGGATGGTTCCGGCCGGGAGAAGATCCCTATAACAAGGTGCCGGTGGGCACGGTGCTGATGAAGGCGGACGGCTACCTATGGAAGAAGCTGGAAGCGGAACCCAAGGCGGGCAGACACAACTGGAAGCAGCTGCACCGCATTGTCTGGGAGGAGGCGAACGGCCCGATCCCGGACGACTGCATTCTGGTGTTCCGGGATCAGAACCACGAAAACTGCGCCCTGGAAAACCTGGCCCTGGTGAGCAAGGCGGAGCTGGGCACCATGAATCGCCACGGCGTCAAGGTTACAACCCCGGAGGGGACGGACGCCAAGATTCTGATTGCAAAAATAAGGATCGCCGCCAAAGCGAAGAAACGGAGGAAAAAGTGAAGAAACCGAAAAGAAAGCCGATCAACGCCCGGAAGGTGCTGCTGGTGCTGATTATCATATCCACCCTGTTCGCCCTGGCCGTGTCCGTGACGATCCTGGTAAACGCTTATTGTGGCGGCTGGCGGCTGCTGTTGATCCGCCTGACGCTGCGCTGGAACCTGCCCGACTGGCTGCGGGCGATCCTCTGGGGGTGGTACTAATGAACGAGTTTAAGCTGGAACCGAGAGAGAAGCCGCTGACCCATGACCAGGTCGTGCTGGGCATTATGGGCGTCAGTCTGGCTGACCTGATCAATGCCATTCGGGAGAACCGGGACGGGGCCTTTGATTGCCTCTATAAGCAGCCAAAGCGAGAGGAGGCGGCCGAAGCATGACGGAGTATGCGGACGGCTACGAGCCGGGAACGGTATTCCTGGACGATTGGAACGCCGACGTAAGCGGAGAAATAGCTGTGGGCGAAATGTCAGAGGAGCAGCGCCAGGCATACCAGGAAATGATGAAGGGCTTGCAGGAGTGGGCCAGAGCTGCCGCCGAGGCTGCGCGGCTGGTGGCGGAACAGTTCCAGGAGGCCCTGGTGGCGGCCCTGACTGACCTGTGGGAGCCGGTGAAGGAACTTATTCAAGAGGTTGCGGAGGTCGTGGAAAGCTGCGACGCAGAACAGGAGGACGACCGACACGACGGCGCCGTTTTGATCCTGGTTCTCTGGCTGCTGCCTGCGCCGCAGCTGCGGCATTTATACGGTCGTCCGGGGCTGATCCGCCCCGCCGATGATGGCCCACGGAGGGCCGAAACGGGAATACATACCAAGGAGGAAACGACGTGCATATTTTCGTGAACATTGTGGCGGGCCTGGCGGCCGCTGCGCTGCTGCTGGGCGTGATCGGAGAGCGGGACGCGCTGAAACAGCGCAACCTGACCTTCGCATTCGTCGGCGTGGTGTTTCTGATCCTGGGCATTAACCGGCCATTCTAGGGAGGGGCGAGGAATGCAGCAGAAAAAGGGATACCGGCTGATCGAGGAAAGCGACCTGTCCGCCGCTATGACCTGGGCAAACGGTCTGAAAGCCACGGACGGCAGCCAGGAAACGGCCAGGCAGGCGGAAGCGCTGCGGGCGATCATTAAAACGGGCCTGTCCTATGCGATCGTCATGGCCCACGAAATGGGCGGCCTGCCCTGCTTCGACGACGGTCAGACGCCGGAGCAACGCCGGGCAGCAATGGCAGCCGCCGCCAAGCTGGCACGGCGACCGGGAGGGCGGAAAGCGTGAACGAATTAGAACAGACGTTCGTCTGCTATCTCTGCGGCCAGACCAAACCAGCGACGGAACAGGCCATGCCATGCAGCTATACGCGCCACTTCGGCCAGCCGGTCTGCGTGACGTGCTGCGAGGGCTGCAACGCAGAGGAGCCTTTCCCCTGCCCGGACTACGAGGCCAGGAAGCGCAGCGAACAAAAAAGGAGGAAAAGCGAAATGTTACCCGAACAGATTACCCAGAAATGGCTGAAAGCCATGGACGAACAGGCCAGAAAGGCCCGCGTAATGGGCATGAACCCCGCCGTGCAGGAGAAGTTCTACGCAGCCAAGAAGGTCGGCCAGAAGTGGCTGATCAGCAACGGCCGGGCATGGTGGGACGGCCCGGTGCTGGTGAAAGAAATCCACCTGTACGCCGATAAGACGGTAAGCACCCATTACTATATTGAGGGCGTCCAGCAGTTCAACCGGCGCCGGATCGTAGAAAGCGGCCTTCTGCCCGTCCAGGGTGCGCAGCTGCCGGAAATGCTGCCGCTGTCGAAGGTCGTCGTCTTTGACCATGCCCGGCTGCAAGACGGCCGCCCGCTGCGCCGGGTATACGACGCACCAAACGATTAACAGGAAGGTGTTGAAAGCTGTGGATAACTACGAAAGCGAGTTTGTAGCGATCAAGCGGATCAACGGCGTAATGGATGACGGCTGGCTTCATTTGCAGCTGGTGGACGGTACGCCGGTGCTGATAGCGTTTGCAGAGGGGCAGAAAATCGACTGTGAATGGCCGGTAGGCCGGGCGGAGCTGGCCCGCCCACTGTTCCGCTTCGACCATGACGTTATGGGCGCTGCTGTGGTTCTGGTGGGCATTGAGTTTGTGACCCGAAAGAAAGCGGTGTGATTATGGATCAGGTGGAAGAAAAAAGAACCGCCGCAGTCAAGGAGACTGTGGCGGAGAAATTCGAGCGGTTGGACGCAGGCGGCCGCGCGCACGTCATGGGCTACCTGATGGGCAAAGAGGACGAGCGCAAAGCCGCCGAAGAACGCCGGAAGCAAACAGCATAAAAACGCCCCCGCGCCGCTTGCGGTGTGGAAAGCAAAAGCAGCGCAGGGGGTACGGGGTCGCGGTAGATTTACCGGGAATATTATACCAAAATATCCCGCAAAAGTCAACGAAAACAAGGGGGATTCAGCCCCCATGGCGGCCTTGTAATGGATAGCCCCAAGTCACGGAAGCCTGTGTGACCTGGGAGCAGGACGGGAGGCTGCAAGGATGGGCACCAGGAAGAAACCGCCGCGTTATGTTGACTATGACTACGAGGCAGCATACCAGGAACAGCTGGACAGAGACGACAAAGCCCTGACCGACGATCTGAAACGCAGGGGCGCCCGCTGTATCTACGCCACAAAGCGTGTTGACGCCGGGGATCAGGTAGACCTGGAAATATACCCGGAGTTTACAAAGCGGGACGACGTGCCGGAGGCTGGGCGCCGGAAAGGTTACAATGCCGCAGCACAGCGGAACCTAAAAGACAAGAACGCCCGGAAACAGTGTGAACGGCTGATCAACGAGAATTTTACAAGCCGCGACCTGTGGGCGACCTTTACCTACACCCAGGACACGCTGCCGCAGTCCATGGACGAAGCCCTGGAAAATATGCAAAAATACATAAAACGTCTAAACTATCGCCGCCAGAAGAAAGCCCTGCCCCCTGCCCGCTACGTCTACGTCACAGAATGGTCGGAGGAAGAAGGGAAGAAAATCCGATGTCACCACCACATTGTCATGGATGGTGACATGAGCATGGACGACGTAGAAAGCCTGTGGAAGCTGGGCCGCAGAAACGAGATCAGGCGCCTTGACTACGACGAAAACGGTCTGACTGGTCTGGCCCGCTATATCACCAAAGACCCGAAAGGCCGCCGCCGCTGGTGTGCGTCCAAGAACCTGCGCAAGCCCGCAGAGCATAAGAACCACAGCCAATTCTCACAGCGCAAGGTCGAGAAGATGGCCGAAAACTATGACGACGCCGTGGAGATGATCAAGAAGGCCGCCCCCGGCTGCATTTTCAAAAGCCTGGAACGCCGATACAACGAGTGGAACGGCAAATTTTACATATACGCCCGGTTACGGCGACTTTGCAACCCTGGCGACCTGGTGACAATACAGGGCGGTGAAAGCCTGGGCCTTGACAATGCTGCAGCTTATGTGATCACCGAAACGGACGGGCCTATGGCCTGGATCAGGAAGAACGACAAGCCGAAAAGTAAACGCTACCAGGTGCCGCTGGAAAAGCTCCACCTGCTGCAAAGAAAAGACAGAAGCGGAAGAACCGCAAGGAGGAACCCATGAAAACAATAGCCATAATGATCGAAAAAGGCGGGGCTGGAAAGACCACCACTGCCGCAGCCGTCGCGCATATCCTGGCGCGAAATCACAGCGTCCTTGCAATCGACGCAGACCAACAGGGCAACCTGTCCACCCTGTTCGGCGTAGACGACCCGGAGGACAAGGGCCTGGCTGCCCTGCTGGAATCCGTACACGGAGAAACGACCGTGGCGGACGTGGCGAAAGAATCGCCCTATGGCCTGGATGTGATCCCGGCGAACGGCTACCTGATGGACACCAACATGGAAATTGCAGCGGACGAACAGCACGACCAAGTCCGCCGCCTGCGGGACGCCCTGGAAAACAGTCATGTGGCGGCTGCCTATGACTACGTTGTGATAGACTGCGGCCTGCTGCTGGATATGACCGTATTGAACGCCCTGGTGGCGGCCGATTTGGTCGTGGTGCCCGTAAAAGTAGGCGGATTTGAAGCACAAGCCCTCCAGCGCATAGCCGAACAGGCTGGGCAGTTGCGGGCACTGAATCCGCGCCTGGAACTGCGGTCGTTTATGACCATGCGGGCGAAAAACAAGAGCGCCGAAGAATTTGAGGCGTGGCTAAAGTCATATGACCAGGTGCAGGCGTTCCAGACGACCGTCAGCCGGTCGGTGATGGTAGAGCGGGCCAGCATATACCAGCAGCCCGTCACGGCGTACCGGCCCGGCTGCAAGGCGTCGAAAGAGTATGTGCAGCTGACAAGAGAGATCGAGGAGGTGCTGGCGTAATGGCAACCGGTCATAGCATTCTGGACACACTGAACGCAACCAGCAAGGGCGGCCAGCCGATCGGGCCGTCCGGGAAGTTCCGAACCAAAGACCTACCGATCGACCAGTTGTACCGAAACGATGCGAATTTCTACGCTATCGTGGACGTGGAGGAGCTGGCCGGACATATCCTGATGGCTGGATTACTGGAAAACCTGACCGTCGTCTATGAGCCTTGCGACCGTGGACAATATCGCATTGTCAGCGGCGAGAGGCGGTGGGAGGCGCTGAAACTGCTGGTAAGCCAGGGCCACACGGAGTTCGCCGTGGCAACCTGCAACGTGCGCACAAAGCGCAGCGCCGAAGAAGAAACGATCGACCTGATTGTAGCCAACAGCCAGCGGGTGAAGTCTGTGGCGGATCAGCTGCAAGAGTACACGGCCTTAAAGACCACCCTGGAACGTATGCGGGCAAACGGGCAGCAGCTTGACGGTTACGACCTGACAAGCGGCCGCCTGCGGGATGTGATCGCCGCCGTGTTGGGCAAGTCGGCCACGAAGATCGGCCAGCTGGAACGGATCAACGGGCACCTGATCCCGGAGCTGCGGGCAGTCCTGGACAGCGGAGGCTTGAAGTTTTCCGCCGCCTATAAGCTGGCGGGAATGGACGCGGAAACGCAGCGGGACGCATACCAGCGCGCCCAGGAGGACGGCCGGGAAATCACCCACAAGGAGGCAGAGCGGGCCGCAGACACTACCAGGGAGTCTGCGGCGACGGCCACGGGGAACCCATACGCTGCTAGTAGCTGCGAAATGGTTCACGGGGCCTGTGAGCATTACCCGGTGATCACGGCGAACTTCGCACGTCACGGCGACCTGGACGGCTGCGCCGGGTGCTGTCAAAGCTGCAAACTGTGGCGGACGTGCGACTACTGCTGCGAGATTA